ATTCCATCATCGTCAAGTCGAGGACGCTCTGTGCAAACATAATACTCTTTAATTGGAAAACCAATAAGATCACCTAATTCCTCTAACTGAGAAAGATTAAGTTTAATACAGTCCATTCCTCTTTCTTGAGCTAACTGAATGATAGCAGAAGTTTTACCTAAACCAGATTCACCTACTACTTCAATTGCAGTAGTCTTTTTATGCTCATTATATAATCGTTTATTATTATCAATAATATAACTAGCTAACGTTTTTAATTCTTCAATATTAATTGTATTTATATTTTTCTTCATATTTTATGGTATAAAAATAGTATGTCCTGGATATTTTTGGGTTTTATACCCATTACTTGTAATAACCCACATCATTTGTCGCATAGGTTTGAATGTGTCTAATGGAGCATAACCATCCGTAAAAAATACTAAAGTAGTATATTTATTTAGATTAGCATTATAATAATCTACTACAGGCTTGAAGTCAGTTCCTCCTCTACCTGTAATTTTTCCATCAAACTTTCCTTTATATTCGTATATTTTATGAATATCGGCATCACATTCTACAATAGTTACCATAGACCCAGTTTTATATATGTGATAGATCTCACTAAAAAAATCTTGTAATTCTGAATCACTTACAGATCCAGATGTATCAATTCCAACAAGGATGTGTTGTTTATGCTTTACTTTAATTCCTGCACTTCCAACAAATCTATTAGACTCTTTTCGAAGAGATTTTTTTGTATAAGTTTTGAATGAATTTCCTAATAATCTTCGGAAATACATTTTCCAATTAAATATAGGAGGATCTACTTTAAATAATGCATCAATTATTGATTGAAATTCTCTTGGAATACTACCTCTACTTTTAGTAGTAGCTGTAGCTGCTTCTTTTAATTGATGCTCAGTTTGATTTTGCATTAGTTTTTTTCCTGCTTCATCAAGATTCTGATATTCTTTCCAAGACTTATGATCATCAGCTCCTCCGCTAATTCCATCAAGACCTTGTGTTGTGCCTCTATTCCCATTACCTGGCCCTTTCTGTCCAGACTGAGAATTTTTCTGTGCATATTTTATTAGCTCTTCATAATAATATTTTGCACCTTTATCCTTTTCTAAGTTTTTTACTAAATCAGGATATTTGTCTTTTAGTTGATCCCACATATTATCAGGAACATCTTTTATGTATTGATCACAAACTAAATCGCAAGCAATATTAAATAATTTATGATCACTAATTCGAAGTTCTGATTCAATAAACATGTGGTTAAAACATATATGAATTAGCTCATGTTTTAATAAACCTAACTGCTGATTGTCAGTTAATTTATCTCAGTAATTAGGATTTATAACTAGTTTAGAATTTACTCCATTTCTAGAAACACAAGCTGTATCTACATATGTATCAGATATTTCTTTATTTAAATTAAGAAGAAAGAGCCCATAAAAGGGCTCTCTAATCATTAATTCTTTACATGCTTTAATGAGTTGCATATCTTATAATTTTAATCTTCATGTGGAAATTTATCGATTTTTTGGCATCTAATATTAGATAATAAACAACCTAAAGCTTTAGCTTCATCATCGTATCCACTATATATAACTATACCTTCTTTATTTCATACAGTTACAGTATTTGTTTTAGAATTTCAATCTGCATAAAGATGTTTAAAAGAATGTTCTTGTTCTTCATCTACATGATCATACTGTACTGTTTCTTTATAATGGCTCATTTTAAATATAATTTTTCTCCTTAAACTGTATATACAGTTTATCTGCTAGCTCTGCTGCTTGGGGATGAGCTCCTGTTGCTCCGTATAATGGACTACGTAACTTAAAGAATTCTTTCCATTGTTCAATCGTTCCAGTCATTACTAACTCTGTTTTGAGAGAATTTGGA